GGAGAAATGCCGTGAACCTGCACCACGAACATATTCTTCTGGACGTCGACTGTCGCAACGAGAAGCCGAACCCCTTCCGGCACCACGCGCTCATCGGGTTCGCAAAACTTTTCGGCGCGAGCTTTCAAGTGCTCAGGGATGCGCTCATGCTCCAACGACTTCGGGACATAGACTTCGGCGAGGTCGGTGTTGTAAAACTTCTTCAGCGGTTCTTCATTGCCGGTACGCTCGTATTCCTGTTCGGCAGTCAGGTAAGTCTCGACCAACTTCTTCCACGTTGTAAATGATGCGGCCACGCCGTTGAGCCAGAACGAACCTATTGACGAGCGGTACGGCGTGCCGTACCTGCGACCGGATTTGTCGATCGCCTCGCCGTCCTTCAACCACATGCCCCACTGTTGCATCTCCTTCCGGTCACCCGGCTGAATCTTGCCACCGCACTTCGGGCATTCCATGTGAACGGTTTCAGCAGAACTCAGATTGTCGCCGAGGTTTTCCCACTTCAGCATTGCGAAGTTTCCCTCGAAATACCTGTGACAATGAGGGCACGGCCAGTACCAACGGCGGCGATCTCCACGGTTGTACAGCGCGAAGACACCTGTCGTCGGAGGCGCTTCATGGGGCGTTCTGGCAATCCAGCGCGGATCTTCGAGAGGGCGGGAAGGCGATGACTCGACCAATGTCATCGCGAAGGAGCCGAAAGTCGTTGTTCGCTTCGACGCAAGATCGAACGGTGAGCCTTCACCGTCAATATCGTCATCCATGCGATCGTAGTCTGTGAGACCGACACGAGGGATCGGCTTGCCGGCCATCTCCGTACTGGAGGGCCATGACAATGAGTAGAGCATCCCGTTGGCGTAGTGCTTGTCGAACTTGTTGTCAGCATCTCGCGACTTGCTCAACATTTCTCCTACAGAAGTGCTGTGCCGGTGTAGCCGATCTACACGACGAATCGAGAAGTCACGCGCTGCTGCCGATGACGGAGAATAGAGAATCATGTCCATCGGATCGCACTTGACGCTGTAGGTAAGCCAGTTTAGGCACAGCGCGTCAGTGTTGTGTGTCGGCACCATCTGGTCGCCAACGAGGAACAAGTGGCTTTCATCTTCCACGCTGATGCAACGAACCGGGACGGATTTGACAGGTTCGATCAGTCGGATGAATCGTCTCCCGCTGTGGGTTGGGCGTGTCTTCTTCGAGGCGAGGTATTCCCTGTGTCTAGCTATCTGCCGGCTGAGAGTAAAACAGCCGGTTGAGTCTTCGGTGTTAAAGGAGATTCGATAACTCAACGCACCATCGCGCACCTCACCGCAGTACCGGAACTTCGGCGTCTGCACATCGCACATGGGCTTGTACCCAAGAGACAAGACCAACTCGCGAATCTGATTGAACACTTCCTTACGCGACTGCGATATTTGGCACCGCCCGTTATGTGCGACCGTGCCATCCGTGTCCATCAGGCCGCGCAGAAGCTCCCGTCGCTGCGACTCTGATGCACGCAGGTACTCGGGTGGGATGCACTTGTTACGCTTCATGCCGTACTTAGCGATAAGAGTTCTGAGAGAAACACCATCCTCTCGAACGAGTACCGCTCGTATCACTGTACCGCGAGTGTTGCCCTCATACAGCTTCACCGCAAAGCCCTTCTCCATTACACGATCCACGATCTCCTGAGCATCCTTCAAACCAAGAGTAAGTGCACTACCGTCGTGATGCCCATCACCGAGCCACAGGCCAAGGATATAAGGGTCAATCGGAAGGTCTGCATCCGGCAACTGCAATGGTGCGGCCAGGGGAATCGAATAGCGGTAACGGTACTTGCCGCAGGATGTCTCGATACAATACGACTCGTAAAGCCTCTGAGTGTCTTTCACTTCGAGAGCATACGGGTCTTTCGCCCACTGATCATTGACCGCCCATCGATGAACTCCATCGGCGATGATTTCGCTCCCGTCATCGAACACAATGCGGTAGCAGTCGCGTTGCTCGAAAACCTCTGTGACGTAGGTGACACGGACGGGCACACCCTTATCACTGAACACGGTGTCACCGGGCAGAATCTCCCCGAGCGTCGTCCAACCAGCGGGCGTGGCTACACGGGTGCCTATCCAAATGGGTTTCCCCGACTGAGCCGGCCCGACGAACACAACCGCGTTGAGCGTGTGGTTGGTGAGTTCGTCCATCGGCTCTGTCATATAGGGAGCCTCTGAATTCTTCCACCAGCCGACGTAGGAACCTGGGTTGTTCAGATAGCGATACTTCGCAGCAGCTTGCGATACGGTCAGCCGTTCTGGCGGTCTGAGCAGATCGGCCAGCGAAACGACAATCTCACCGAGACTGCTATAACTCCTCTGGACCAGTCTCTTCCGCGAAATGAGATTGCTGATTATCTGCTGACTTGGCTTTAGCGAATCGTTTGATGGTCGCGGCATGTGCTTCTTCCAAACCTGAATCGATCAGGCGAGTGATAATCTCCCGCTGCCTTGATGTCAACTCCGTCTCACGCTCAACGGCCTCGCGAGTGAGCAACAACGACATGCGCAAGGTCTTGTAAAGCGTGTAGATGGTTTCGATCACCTCTTGTGTGGGCCACAGTTCAGCGGCCTCTTTCTCGAACAACTGACGGCTGCGTAGACCCGCCCAAAATTCCTTGCGCAGGATCGGCGGTAGATCGGCGATGGTCATTCGCTGAATGAACTCGTCGATGTCGTATGGCGGCGGCACCAAGTACGGCGCTGCCTCGCGGACCTTGTAGATCGGATGGCCTCGACGTTCACCGCACGGCGTCACGTTGCCCTGAATCTTCGCCTTGATGTCACGAGCCTCCATCTCGAAGATGCCGGCAAGTTGGTTGATGCTGGCACCCTGATAGACGATGGCCAGCGACTCTTCGTCGTTTCGGAAACCCGCTTTCTTCGGTTTGTCAGAGTTCGTCGCTTCCGTCATTTTGATGTACGTGTTCTTTTATCAGTTCGATCAGCATCTCGCGAGGCAGTCGCATCAGCAACTCCATGTGCCTGCGAACGGGCAGCGGGATCTCTCCGGTACGCCGGTACTGGTAGTAGGTTTGCCTGGCGCAGCCGAGCAGCTTGGCTGCCTGAGACGGCGAGAGTCCGATCCAAAGCTCGAACTCACGGAGAAACGACATGCGTCACCCTTTGTCTGAATTTTGGACAGTTTGACTGTTTTTCAGACAAATGGCAATGCTACGCCTTCTACAACTCCTCGTTGAGATTGACCGAAGTGACACATTTCCAGCTATGCAGCCTTTGGCGTATCCGCTTGATGAGCGCAAAGAACACCTCCTGCACGTCGTTCTTCTCGCCAAGACATTTCACCACCTCCTCGTCTGCCGTTCCGGCCGCAACCAGGTGATGCAGAAATACAACCCGTTCGTCGAGCGCCCGCGCAAGCTGCCGAGCGCCGGCCAGTCGCCCTATCAACTGGATGTAGAGTTCGAGGCTCCACGGGATGTCGAAGAAGACGATTCGTCGACCGCCTTTCTGCATGTTGAGGCCGTGACCCGCACTCTGAGGATGCACGAGCAACATCGGGATCTTCCGTGCGTTCCAATCCTTGACGCACTTGCCTTCCTTGTCCATGACCACGGCCTTCGGGAACGCCTTCTTCAAGCGAGCCAGCGAAGACTCGTGCCAATACGCCACCATCAAGCACTCGCCATCAAGCTCCTCAACGAGCGTTTCCAACGCATCGATCTTGTGGTCATGCAAGTGGTGTACCACTCGCCGCTTCTTGAAGCCGCCTTTATCGTCAGGCTCTAGAACGGTCTCATACAGCACGCCGGAGGCCATCTGCAGTAGCTTCTGCGACAGGGCTGCCGCCGTCTCAGCCTCCACCTCAGCACCGTTCGGCAACGTGACAATAAAATCGCGTTCCATCGCTCGGTATAGGTCCATCTGCTCTTGCGACAACAGCACCTTGTCTATCAGCGACACCGGCTTTTCGAGATCAAGATAGTCCTCGGCCTTCATAACCAGGCAGATGTCGGCTATCTTCGCGGTGATCTCTTGCTCTGCCCCTGGGCGCAATTCCCACTTGAAGGTATAGCGGTTCTGCGTGAAGTACCGCGTCTGGAACTTTGTGATGTGCCGACCGAACCGTTCGCCCTCGTCGAGCAGGAATATCTGCGAGAAGAGGTGCATGTAGGTTTCAGCAGCCGGCGTGGCGGTCAGTTGGTGCATACGCTTAATCAACGGACGAACACGACGCAGCGCCTTGAAGCGGTTTGTCGTGTGATCCTTGAGACTGCTGGACTCGTCGACAATCACCGTGTCGTAAGGCCAGTGCCGCCCCCATGCTTCGACAAGAAATTCAACCTGTTCACGGTTGATGATATATACCGTAGCCTGATTCTTGCGGAAGTGCTCTCGCACGGCTTTTCGCGAGGCGATCAATCGAGCCTTGGCAATGCGAGCCTTATTTCTCTCAGACTTCACTTCTTCCTTGGCTCGGGCCAACGACATGCCGCCCCACAGGCACTCGTC